CGGAGATGTGTATAAGAGACAGATGCACTATCGTATAATGGCAAAACTTTCATAATAAATAGAGGCAATGTAACTCCTTATGTAGATGAGGTTAATTCGCTTCAATTAATTGAAATAACCAATCAAAATAACGACTCAAGTGTAATAGTAGAATATTTGTCAGAATAATAAGTAAATTTGCAATATGAATAATGTAACTGGCAAAAATATAATGTTGTACTATCACAATCCTATTACTAATACGGATATTCCTTTTGCGTGTTCAACAAATTGCACTTTTGGTGTTCAAGTAGGACAAAAAGAGGTTACAAGTCAAAGTTCGGCTTGGTATAGAGAATATAAGAATGATGTAGCTGCGTGGACTATTTCTTGCGATGGATTAATAACTTTAGAAAACTATGGTTATTTATATCTTTTAAATCTTCAGCAATCTAGGGCATCAATACAAGTTAAATTTGTTATTGACAATGGAACTTTGGGATTAGTAATAATTTCAGGTACTTGTAATTTAACAAGTTTACAAATAAATGGTCCTTGGAAAGATATAGCTACTTATGCAGTTAGTTTACAAGGCACAGGTGCTTATGGTACAACAGGAACTTCAGTAACTCCTGGCGGAACTGTGATAGTAGCAGGTGGGGTAGTTGCAGATAAACAATATACTGCTGCTGGAGGCGAAACAACAATAACTTGGACTGATATGATAGGCAAGACTTGTCTTTATGTTTCAAGAGGTGGAATAGATGTAAGAGATATATTAACAACAACTCCTTCAGGAGAACAAGTGCAATGGAATACATCAACAGGGGTGCTTACATTTGCAAGGGCTTTAGAAAGTGATGAATTTATTAGAGGACTATTTCAATAATTAATATGAGTAATCAATTACAAATAACAGGTGGAGCAAAAGTAAGAGCATTAGAAGGTGTTATAACAGGAACTACTGGTGTTTTGTCTAGTGTCCCTTATGGTGGTGCTAATGGTGTTGCTACATTGGATTCAGCAGGTAAAATACCTGTATCACAATTACCTAATAGTGTAATGGAATATAAAGGAACTTGGAATGTAACTACTAATACTCCTTATTTAGTTAACGGAGTGGGTAATGCAGGAGATGTTTATATGGTAGTAGGTGCAGCAGTAGGAGGTACAAATCACGATTTTGGAGCAGGTAATATTCTTTTTTACAATGGCGACCAAGCTATTTATGATGGAAGTCAATATCAAAGAGCAAGTGGTTCAAGTGGAACAGTTACTTCGGTAGCTGCATCTATTACAGGAAATTCATTAGGAATAACTGGTAGTCCAATAACAACTGCTGGAACTTTGGCTTTTGCCTTTGCAGGTACTTCAGGTCAATATGTAAATGGTGCAGGAAACTTGACTACATTCCCTAGTTTAACAGGGTTTGTTCCTTATACAGGTGCTACAAATGATTTAAATTTAGGTACGCATAATTTATATGCTAATAACATTTTTGATGGTTTTATTAATGTAGCAGCTTCAGGAAGTCAAATTGTTTTAACAATCGCTTCAGCTCCTTCTTATACTATAACAGGTTCAGGAGGACAAACAATTAAATTACCAGATGCAACAACTTTGCCTAATGGTGCGATATTTTCTTTTAACAATAACCAAAGTAGTGGTGCAATAACTATAAATAATAACTCTAATACTTTAGTAGTTTCAGTTCCTTCAGGTGGATTTGCAGAAGTAGTTTTATTAGATAATTCTATTGCAGCAGGTTCTTGGGATAGGCATTTTAAAGCACCTTCAAATGTAAGTTGGTCAACTAATACTTTAGATTATGCAGGTTCTATAACAAGTGCAACTTGGAATGGTAATGTAGTGGCAATAAATAGAGGTGGCACAGGTTCATCAACTCAAAACTTTGTTGATTTAACTACTACTCAAACAATAGCAGGAGCAAAGACATTTAGTGGTAATTTAACTGCTAATAGTTTTATCAAAATTGGTGGTGGTAACTTAGAGTTCTTAAAGGCTGATGGAAGCGTAGATAGTACTGCTTATGTTCAATATGTTACGGCTACTTCTCCATTAGTTCGTACTGGAGCAACTAACACTCCTATTCTTTCTATTCCTGCTGCAACTTCATCAGTTAATGGTTATTTAACTTCTACTGATTGGACTACTTTTAATTCTAAAGCAACTGTAAGTGGGGTAAGTGGTAGAGTAGCATTTTATAATGGACCTAATTCTTTGACTTCTGATAGTTATTTGAACTTTGATTCTAGTACAAAAAGATTAAGTATTGGAGATTTTAGTACAGTAGTTCCTCCTGCTGCTTTAAGTATGATTTCAACGATAGGTGCTTGGTATAACAGAAATGTAGCTAGTACTGTTAATTATAATGGGATTGGATTGTATTATGATGGAATTGGATATGGACATTTATTTCAAACTGAAAGAGTAGGTGCTAGTTCTGATTATTCAAGAATTAGTTTTATAAACAATAACACATCATTTGTATTAGATGAAGATTATAACGTAGGAATAAATACAAGAATTCCAACTCCCGGCACTAGTGGTCCGGGTGGGGTAGGATTAGATATTTGGGGTGGTTCTCAAACTGCTGCATTGGCATTGCACAATACTGCTAGTGGTTCAACGACTTCAGATGGAGGTAGACTTTATTTAGTTAATGCTGGTAATTTATTATTAAGAAATTTAGAAACTGGTAGTGTTATTGTAAGTGCTGATAATGGGGATGTTGTTTTACAAGCTGGTGGCTTTGAGAAATTAAGAGCAATATCAGGTGGCAATGTTTCTATTACAGGTTCTTTACAACAAAGTGCCGTAACTTCTGCAATATTAAAGACTAGTTCTACTGGTGTAATAGTTGCTGCGGTAGCAGGTACGGATTATCTTGCGGTAGGAAGTGCGGTAACAAGTGTAACAGCAACAAGTCCTGTGGTATCTAGCGGAGGAACAACTCCTGCTATTTCTATGGCTGCTGCTACTACAAGTGTTAGTGGATATTTAACTTCAACAGATTGGAATACTTTTAATAGCAAGTTTACTTTGCCTTCATTAACTGCTGGTTCAGTTTTATTTAGCAATGGAACAACAATTGCTCAAGATAATGCTGCTTTCTTTTGGGATGATACAAATAATAGATTAGGTCTTGGAACAAATGCTCCTGGTTCTTTATTAACATTATTTGGAGCAGGTGATAATACTTATTTTAATATACAATATACAGGAGGTTCAATAGCATCTATTGAAGCGGTAGGTACTTCTGTAAGTGGACACGGAGTGCTAAATTTAGGTAGAGCAGGTACTACAAACGTAGTTATAAATGGTTATGGTGATAGTTATTTTACAGGAGGCAATTTAGGAGTTGGAATAAATTCTCCAACATATAGATTGCACGTTTCAGGAACATTAGGGGTTACAGGTGCTGCTACTTTTAGTTCATCAATAACTGCTAGTTCTTTAGTAAAATCAGGTGGAACAAGTTCACAATTCTTAAAGGCAGATGGTACAGTTGATTCAAGTGTTTATTTAACTACCTCTAGTGCTGCTTCTTCTTATGTACCATTGGGTAGAACATTAACAATAAATGGTCTTGGGTATAATTTATATAATGACCAATCTTGGTCAGTAGGAACTGTTACAGGTTCTAGTTCGGGTAGTACTTCTACAAGAGTAGCATTTTGGAATAGTGCAATTAATTTAACAAGTAGTGCTAACCTTTATTGGGATAACACTAATAGTAGATTAGGTATTAACAAAGGAGTGCCAACAACTGCATTAGATGTAGTAGGTCAAGGAACATTTTATCAAGGAACTGCAACTTTAAATACTGTTGCGGTTGCATTAAGTGGACAAGCTGACCAATCTTTTAGTGGTACTGAAACAAATCAATATGCTTTAATAGGAATGTCAGGTGTTTATTATTCTTATGCTGCAAGTGATTTTACTCCAAATGCCTCTTCTGGTCATTGTGGTAGTGCTTCGACTATTTTTAAAGAGAATACTGGAAGTTTCTTAGGTCATTTATCTGGTTATACTGCATCTTTTAATATAGCAGGTACAGGAAGTGTAACTACTTTATCAGGTTATAGAATAAATACACCAAAACAATGGTCGGTAGGTGCAGGTCATACTTTATTTTCAGGTACAATTACAACTTTAGCGGGGGTTTATATAGATAACTTAAGAGGTGATTCAACAATAAATTCACACACTACTAATAGTTGGGGAATATATCAATCAGGTGCAAGTGATAATAACTATTTTGCTGGTAAGGTTTTAATTGGAACAAATACAGTTGGTACCTATGCTTTAGATGTTACAGGTACAGGAAGATTTACAGGTGCATTAACAGGAACAAGTGCAACTTTTAGTAGTGGTTTAATTGTTAGTAATACAGCTGATGTTTACCCTGAATTTAAAACTTCTGCTGCTGATGCTGATGCTTTTTTAGGATTCTCAAATACAGGGGATGGTAATAATGCTTGGAGTATAGGTCGTAGAAATACAGGTGAATTTTGGATTTCAAATTATACAGGAAACTTTAATTCAGGAACTAGAACGCAACCTTTAACCATAGCCTCAACAGGTGCAGCTACATTCTCTAGTGGTATAGGTGTTAGTAATGCAAATGCAACAACAGGAGGTATCCAATTCCCTGCTACACAAGTTGCTATTTCTGACCCAAATAATTTAGATGATTATGAAGAAGGAACTTGGACTGCCGTTGTAATTGGGAGTACAAGTGCTGGGACTGCATCATATAGTTCGCAAAATGGTTTATATGTTAAAATTGGAAGACTTGTTACTTTTAGTACATATTGTGATTGGAATTCTGGGACTGGAACTGGAACTTTACAAATTGGGGGATTGCCTTTTACGGCAGATTCAACAGCTGTATATCCAGCTTGTTCAATAGGAGAAGTAAATAATATTACTTTGACTTCAAATAATGTAATGACTGCAAGAGTCCAAATAAGCAGTACAAAAATATTTATACAACAATATCCAACAGGTGGCGGTGCTGCAACAAGTGTAAGTTATGATTCTTCTGGTTATATTGTATTATCAGGTTCTTATTATATATAAAAATAAAATAAAATGTTACTAACAGAAAAAAAAATAATAGACAAAATAGAAGTAATAGAAAATAATTCTATTCAAGTTCGTAGTGCCACAATTATTGAAAAAGATGGTATCGAAATAGCTAAAACATATCATAGACACGTAGTAAATCCTTTAGATAATATTACAAAAGAAGATATAAAAGTACAAGCAATAGCAAATGCTATTTGGACTGAAGAAGTAATTGCTAAATATAAACAAGAACAACAAGCTACCATAACATCATTACAAGAGCAGATAAACAAATTAAAAAATAAATAATGAAGACAATATCTCCAATTTCAATTTGGCAAAATGGACAGAATGTTCAAGCCACTTTATTAAACACCTTTGCAGTAAACGTATTATTAGGCGAGTTTGCTACCTTTTGGTGGGGAATATTAGATGCAGACCTTAGTCAAATCCAACAAGGTAATATCACTATGAGTGGTGAAGATTACACTAAATGGGGTAACGATGACCAATACGCTTGGGAATATGTTGCTAAAAGTTTAAATCTAACTATTATAGGGGATTATGTTTCACCAGTAGTAGAAACTATTGCTAAACCGATTTTTGAAACAATTGTTGAAACTCCTACTGAGGAAATTATAACGTAATAATGTTATATTTGTAAAAAATCAATATTATGATACAACTTTCAGAAACAAACATTAAGGAATTAGAGGCTTATTTATTGGAAATCCCAGCAAAATTTGCTAATCCTATTTTACAATTTCTAGGCAAAATTGCACAAGAACAAAATCCTCCAGTAGAGGAAGCAAAACTAGATTAATGGCACAACATAGCGGTCAAGCTGACTTCGGAATGATACTAAGTATCACGAGTGCTGCAATCAGCATTACTAACGTTCAACCGATTGTAACTTTAGTAGCCAGTTTGGTCGCTATTGTCTCAGGAATCTTTGCAATTAGATATTATTATAAGGCTGCTAAAAAATTTAAATAATGAAAGAGGTTGTAATCACTTTGTTGGTTGCAGTATTAATCCTTTTCATATTTAAGGGGAATCATAATAATATAGAGCCTATTGTTATAACTAAGGTTGATACAATAGTAAAACACGATACTTTAAGAAAGTATAAAAAAGGGGATTCAATCCCTTTTATTGTTGTAGGAATAGACACTACCACAATTCACGATACAGTACGTATAGTTCAAGATTATTCGTACGTACGAGCCTATTCGGATACTTTTCGTATCGATACGGATAATTACGTATCTATTCAGGATACCATCTCAAAAAATAAGATAATAGGTAGGTCATATTTCAGCAATTTTACCCAAAAAACTATAAGAATAGAAACCATCAAGACAGAGCCTTCTAAAATAGAGGTTTATTTGGGGTTATTAGGCGATTTAAGGCGGTTTGACCAAAAAGTGGGGATAGGAGTTGGATTGGCAATTAAAGTGCCTAAAAAGGGCTTATTTACATTTGGGGTAACAACTAATCAATATACAATCGGATATTATGGTAGAATTTATTAAAAATATGTTGGCAGATGAACGAGGTTCAATCTCGCACAAAAGGACTTTAGCCTTTATAGGTTCATTTATTCTTTTTGGTGTTTATTGTTTTAGCAAGGATTCTCATTTAGCAGACCTTATTTTTTACTTGGTTTGTGCTTGGTGTGGATTGGCAACTATTGATAAATTCTCAAAATAATGGAGGATGAAGAACAAATATTAAAAATTGCGTTCACATTTTGGGTGATTTTGATTATGTACTTTGTAATTATAACGTTATGATAAGTTCTAAAAGTATAGATTTAATAATACAATTTGAAGTAGGCGGTAGGGCTTATTATGAGAAAGCATTGCAAAAACCAACTTGGGCTGGAGGTCAAAGCGGAATTACTATCGGGCTTGGATACGATATGGG